GGCGACACGGCGCGCATCGTCGCCTGTCAGTGTGCCCATGAAAGCAAACTGACAGATGGTGTTCCACCACATATGCAGCGGGAGAGCGATCCATATCGGAAGGATGTGGAGTAAGCCATGAGCGCAAATGCGGAAGGGCAGATCGCCGTTGACGAGACCTTCGAGAAGGATGATCGCGAGTGTGACATACTTACCGATGCGAGGAATCCTGCGGGCAAGCTCCTCGAGTGTAGGCTGCAACACCGCGAAGTCCCACAGTCGCACGCGTAGTCGCGACGCGTTTCCGATGGTGCAGGCGACGGAGTACCAATGGGAGTCGTCCATACCCGGCATTGCGATAGGGGGGTTCCACGTCGGGTACCGCGGAACGTGCGGAACGATCCATTGAAACGCGACGGAAACGAAAGAGAGGCCACGGTCCTGTGCAGCGAAAAATGAGCGCATAGCGTATTCGACGAAGGACACGCCACGAAGCGTCGTAAGGCGAATGTACGCATAAGCCCAAAGGCGCAACGATACAGCCTCGATCCAAGCGCCGAGAGCCGGCGAGAACGTCGAGACGGCGCGGCTTAAGATCACGGAGCCCTGCTCAAAGAGGCGCAATCCGGCATCACTCACATCGAGAATCCAGGTACGGAACGCATCGGAGCGAAGAGCGGACCAAACGGAAAGCGTAAGCTGATTGTTTTCGCCTTCGGCGATGACACCGGTAGCGGCGGCACCAATCATATCGGACCCGGGCCCGCCGCGCGAAACATCAGCCCAGAGCGTGTTCGCGAGTTGCGACTCCTGTGCCACGTGCAAAGGACGTAACATGGCAGCAACTTGACTAGGCCGCGACCCGCCGACGGCATACCTGTTCGTGAAATGACGAGGGTTCTGTACGTTGCCAAACCACAGTTTCACGATGACTTCGTCGTCGAACGGGTGCTCGGCACGGAACCTCCATCGCGGCTTGTCGGTCAGGCCGGTCTTGTACTCCCAATCCTTGACGTGAGAGTAAGTGATCTCTTGTTCCTCTCCGATAGAATCAGGCAGCTTGCGTTGCAGAAGCTTCCAATACGCACGCAAGATCTCACGGCACCCCAGCTCCCAATAGCCCAGGATATAGAGACACGAGCAGATTTCGAGCTGGTACTTGATATCGTTGGACGAGGGAGCGTCAAAGTCCAAAATGCGTTCTGGATAGGCAAGACCTTTCAGCAAGTCGACCGGCCGTTTCCAACCGATGATTTGAGGCATAGAGGGCGTACCAAGGTTTTCAAGATACATAGACATGCACTGCGCGTCACCGGCGTAATTGGACAAG